TCACCCTGCTTCCTACTTCGCTACTCAGACCTCTATGGATTCTGCTGAGGGTCGTCTGGATTCTGCCGAGTCTGACATTGGCACTCTGCAGACCGAGATTCGTGCGATTGATGCTTCCTGGATTACCTCTGGTACCGTCAACATCGAGCGTCTGCCTGCTGCTTCTCTGGAGCGTATGCACATTGTCTCTACTACTGCCGATCTGGCCAATGTCACCAAGACTCAGGCTCAGAATGGTGATACCATCAAGGTTAACGCTACTGGCGCTATGTACTATGTTATCGACGACTCCAAGCTGGGTACTGCCGATTACATGGACGGCCTGACTGAGTACACCGCTGGCGCTGCTTCCTCTGTGCCTTGGTCTGGTATCACCAGCATTCCCGCTGACATCAAGGATCATGCTTCCAACGCTCTGTCTACTGCTGACCTCGACACCAACTCTGGTGATGTCGTCACCAAGAATGCTCAGGGCAAGCTGGCCTATGATATCACCGGTGACGCTGCCACTCTGGGCAGCCATGCTCCTGCGTACTTCGCTACTCAGGCCGATATGACTCAGGCTCAGACTGACATTGATAGCGCTGAGGGCCGTCTGGATGCTCTGGAGGCTACTGTCGACACTGCTACCACTGGCCTGAAGGATCGTGTTACCGCTCTTGAGACCTACAAGACTGGTGCTCTGGCTACCGATCTGGCTGGCATCAAGGATGGTTCCCTGATCACTGCTCTGGCTGCTTCTAAGCTGACTGGCACTGTTGCTTATGCTAACCTGCCTGCTGACGTTGGCGGTCGCATCTTCTACAAGGCTGGCCTGGCTTCTGCTCAGACCGACCTGGCTGCTCTGTATGCGTCTAACCATGATGCTGTTCAGGTGGGTGACCTGGTCAAGATCACCGATGGTGGACTGTATGCAGTTTCTAACGTTGCTGATCTGGCTACTGCTGCTGGCTACACCGTGCTGGTTGAAGGTAACGGCTCCAACGTTGACTGGGCGAACATCGTCAACAAGCCCACCACTGTTGCTACTTCTGGTCTGACTGACGCTGTCTCCACTGGCATGCTGAATGACATGACCGTCGTTGATGCTCTGACTACTGCTCAGGCTTCTAAGTATCTGAAGACTGACGCTCAGGGCAAGCTGGAAGTTGACATCACTGGTTCTGCTGCTAAGCTTGGCGGTCAGCTGCCTAGCTACTATGCTACCGATTCTGACCTGGATGCTCTGGGTACCCGTGTCACCGCTGCCGAGGGCGACATCGATACCCTGCAGTCTGAGATCCGTGCTATCGACGGCACTTGGATTACCACTGGCACCATCTCCATTGATCGTCTGCCCCATGGCGCTCTGGAGCGTTGTGTTGTTGTTGCTGACCAGGCCGCTCGTTTCGCTCTGACTACTGCTCAGGTCCAGACTGGCGATACTGTTAAGCAGAATGATACTGGTGTTATGTACTTCGTCGTTGATGATACTCAGCTGAGCACTGCTGCTGGCTATGAGGAGTATACTGCTGGTGCGGCTACCTCCGTGCCTTGGAGCGGTGTCCAGAACACTCCCACCACCCTGGCTGGCTATGGCATCACCGATGCTGTTAACTCCAGCGAGAAGGTCACTGCTGCTAACGCTGGTAATGCCGGTAAGATCCTGGCCCTGAACGCTGATGGTAAGCTGGATGTTGATATCACTGGTCATGTTGACTGGGCGAACATCAACGACAAGCCTACCTCCACTGTTGCTCAGATTGATGCTGCTGTTGCTACTGCGACTCACACCAACCGTGCAGTTCTGGACGCTCTGTCCAAGTCTACCATTGGTAGCACTGATTACCTGGCCTATGACGGCAACGAGCTGGCTTACCTGTCCGAGGTTCAGCAGGTTGCTCTGGGCGCTCTGAAGATCGTCTCCACTGTTCCCGCTGATGCTCAGAATGGCCAGTTCATTCTGGAGGAAATTGCTGGGGCCTAATCTGTAATTAGGAGGGTTAATTGATGTATCGATTGTTTCGAATGCGTCGATATAACCCGAAGTCAATTACAAACAAATATGATTACCTGTTTCCGCAGGCAATTACAACGAATATCCTCCGTAATGAGAATGGCGGCGTACTGGAGTCCGATCTGCTTCGGTACGACCGCCATCTGGAGGATAGTACAATGCACTTTAACAGGGCCCTTAGTAGTGGATCTGCTAGGGCCCTGTCTGTGCGACTTAAAGAGAAAGCGTTAGTTGATGGATTTCCTCTTCTGATTACTCTTCATACTAATCTGGAAGCTGCTCCTACTCTTAGTTTTAATGGTAGTGAACCCTATCCTATCGTAAACTCTAAAGATGAAGCTATTCCAGGTGGACAAATTGAAGGAAGTAGAATACTCGTAGTCTTCAATGAGGAAAAACAAAACTGGCAGCTCGTTAGTGATAATACGAACTCTGAAATGACAAAGATTGTTCTTCCTGTAGAAACTGAGTATGTATATACTGCAGAATCTGATCATGAGAAAATCTTTGTTATTCCTGGTTTCGATAAGAAATCCTGCCAGCTTACTATCAACTATGGTCAAACTATTCTCAGAAAAGATCTTGATTATGTTTACGTTTCTACAGTAAACAATGCAATCAAATTAATTGACTTCGAGTTATCTGAGGGTGACGAACTCTACTTTACCATTACATCTTACATTACAACTGCAAAGCATGGACATTATCGGTATGAATTAGTTGATACTGAATATCCTGTTGTAGCGCAAGAAAATAACACTACTACATTTGATCTTCCTTCTGCTGCTAAGGATGCTCATTCTGTAGTAGTTAACTACGGTCAGACAATTCTCCGTAATAATCGTGATTATGTGTATAACGATAAACATACTCAGATTACGCTTCAAGGATTCTCGTTGGAGAAGGACGAAGAACTCGTCTTCCGTGTAACAGAGTTCGTCGAAGCTCCTGGAGAACTCGTACCAAATAACTGGGGAACAACTGGTACATACAGATACAAGTTAAATGTTATTCATGGTAGCTATACTGCTACCGAAGATAACATTACAAACTTTGTAGTCCCTCAGTTTAATCATAAACGAGATGATATAGCGATTGTAGGAATTCACCAATTTGAAGGAGAAGACTATAACCAGCTGTATATACTCGATGTAGACTATACAATTGACGAGATTGGACACATCCAGTTCCTCAACCACCTTCTTAAGCAGGGTGACGAGGTGTTTTACACCATTTTACAAGGTGCAATGGTTGATGTACCAAACTTCAATGTGTGTAAATTAACTGGTCAGAGTGGACAACATTTACATCTTGATATTAGTGATTCTCAGTTATGTGATTTCTATACTGTCTTAGTGCAGTTAAATCAGGACTTACTGACGAATCCTACAATTAAGTGTGTAGATGGTCCTGCCAGACCTGTCGTCGATTGTTTTGGTAATCCTATCTATGGTGGATACAAAGCAGGATCTTATATGTGGATCGTTTATAACGAGAAACAAAATAAGTGGTATTCACTGAGTCATAGCCAGGTCGATCTTTCTACTATTGTACCGACTAATATTGTGGAACATGGTGAAGCGAACTTTATTGGTCAGTATGATTCTCAGAATGGTGAATATGTTGAAACTCCCATTCAGCATAACCTGGGTAAGAAACCTGCTAACATCAGCATTGAACCATGTGAGCCTCCTGTTGATCTGGATGGCAATCCCTGTGCGATTGGAGATATCTGGTCCTATGCTGATGAGAATGTCTTGTATGTTGGTAATACTGGTATGGCTGTTACTAAGTTCAGATGGACTGTTACCAGTGAAGATAACACCAACGACTTGAGAACGTATCTGGAGAATGAGATTGCTACGTTCAAAGGACGTGCTGGTAATATCATCACTGAGGTCAGTACGTTTACTGCACTTGAGGATGGTATTAGCAGAATCAATTCGATTGCTAACTACGATTGGACTCTGGATAAACTTATTGTCAACTATAACCAGACTGTTCTCCGTAACAATATTGATTATAGTGTTGATCAAGAAACTGGAGTATTTACACTTGCTACCTTTACACTTGATCGTGGTGATGTTCTCCAGTTCACAGTTCTCAAACAAGACCCTAATGCGTGATTCTCTGGGTAAAACCAGTTAATCAAATATATTGAAAGGAAGGTGTATTCTTATGGTAAACTGGAAAGTTCGCTTTAAAAATCCGCTCTGGTGGGCCCAGATTATTCTGGCTATCATTACTCCTATCATGGTGTATTATGGAGTCACTGGACCTGATATTACTACCTGGGATATGTTGTTTACTATGCTGGGTAAAGCTATCAGTAATCCGTATGTCGTTGTTACCATTATCATCTCTGTATGGAATGCTACCAACGATCCTACCACTGCTGGTGTCTCCGATAGTATCCAGGCTCTGGGTTATAATGTTCCTAAAAAGAAAGAAAGCACTGCTTCTGAAGAGGAATAAGAAAGAAGAAAACACCGAGGGAATCAACCCTCGGTGTTTTCCTTTTCTTCAAATGTTAAGATGGACGATTGTGGTTTCACTTCCATAGCATAATACAATTCAGTAGCAGTACAATCTTCATTATAACCTAAGGTATATGCAATGCCTCCTTGACTGGCAGCATCCTTAACCATACGCTCCAAAAGACCATATTTGATCAATTGGTTATGTGCTAAGTAATACCTCTCGGACATAGAGGCTAATTGCTGCATTTTCGCACTGACACTGTCCTCAAGTACGATCCTGCCCGCAATACAGATACTATTTTCTTTGGTGAAAGAAGTAATTGTACTTGCTCCAGGGAAACACATTGACCTTTTGAACCCAAATACAGGATCCCCATGAAGTACTCTGGAAACCTGAGCTTCCACTTCTTCAAAATATTTATTAGCTTCTTTCAGATCATGTCTGAGCTTATCATTCTCAAGTAATACTCGATTATTCTCTTTTTGTAATTCTTCCATATCAAGAACTTTAGATACTTCTACTTGCTTCTGTAATTGATCGATCTCCATTGTAGCTTGTATTAAATTTTCAGTAGATTCTTGCAAGCTCTTTCCAATCCGTTCCATGCTAGCTTTGGATTCATCTTCAAGATCAAAAATTACATTCTGTGCATTCTTAGGAATATAGTCAAGTTTAGCACAAAGCCAGTCAATGATTCGACGTATTAGATTCATCGGATGTCACCCCACTATTAATCTCGGTATAACCTTGTTCTTCTGGATTAAATACTGATGTAGCATAATTAGTGAGCTGTTCCCAAGTAGCTCCACACCTAGTACACCTTTTAGTATTTATAGGAGGGTATGTACATTTAACGATACTCTCAATTAATCCTCCACATTTAGGGCATGTTTCACTGTATGTATACATATTTATTTCTCCTTAAAATAAAATACCCGAGGAACTTAATCCTCGGGTATTTATAAGTTTTACATACTTGAGGTAATATTTGATTAGCAAGCACAAGAATTCTGATGTGTGTGGGACAGCGAATGCTTCACACGATCACGTTCTTCTGCTCTCTTAGCATCATTAAATCTGTCGAGTGTACCAACAAGATACGATAAAATCGGACTATTCCTTGCCTCGTAAGGCCTGTGCGTCTAGTCTCTGCAATGCGTAAAACATATTAGATATATTTTATATCATAATCATATATTCGACTTCTTCTTTTCTTAAGCTTAGCTCTCATATGTTCTGGTTTCTTTTTATATATTCGAGCAAGGTAGTTAGCA